GACATCTTCGATCCCTTCCGAACTGCGTTCTCCAACTCACCTCGTTTGAAGAAGTAGTCGGTGATCTTCTCCAGGAAGATCTTGATCGTATCCTCTGCTGACTCATCCTTCTTCTCGACCGCGATACCGTGTTCCCACAGACACGGATACTCATCGTCGGTGTGAAGAGGCAGAGTCAACGTCATCCACTTCTCGTACCCGAGATCGATGATCGGATAGGGAACGATACCGAGATAGGTATCCTTCTTCTCCCAGTGTCGATGAATCGGTACTTCATAGACGGTCGGAGCAGTCACATCCTTCCGTTTCGGGAAAGGTCCAACGAGATCGTTCTTCTCGTTCAGTCCGAAGTACATCACCTCGAACTCAGTCGGTTCCTCCTTCTTCGACTTATGGAACCCGAACTTCATCCTCTTCGACAACATCGTCTCGAAGAGATTCTCGACTTCGCAGTGGAACCGGTCAGCGAGAATCCGTTGACGTTCCTCCTTCGGAAGCAGCAACAACTCAGCATGCGACAGCGGAGTCGGAGTTGAATCCGGGACTTGATGTTCGATCAAGTCGTTCATACAATCATCTACCTCCTGGTTAGTCGGGAGTGGTTCATTAACCTCGACCACTTCCACCTTCGGGATGGGGACCTCGGATGCTGGTAACATCCGGGGTTCCTCTTTCACGACGATCGGATCTTCAGTTCGACGTACCTCCAGTTGAACATGTGACTTGCAGTGAGTTCCACACAACCCACTCGGATCGGTGGTTGTTTTCCGACACTGCTTCTTGTTCCCTTTGTTGATCGCAGTACACTGAGTACGCACGATCTCCTTCGGTTTCTCCTCCCACTTCGATCCGATATGAGCAACGACGGGATCTCCCTGACCCTGACCGAGATCCTGCTTCAGATCCTCCGGAGTCACCGGAAGATGCTCGACCTCGATCTCCTTCCGAGCTACCTCAATGACGATCTGTTGCGGACGAGGAGCAGACTGCTTCGTCCCCTGCTGAATCATTTGTCGCTGACGTTCCCGATGGATGTGCTGCAATAGCTTCAGCAGACCCTTCTCGTCTGCTTCCCGAATCTCCTGATACACTCCCGATCCAGGGAGACGAGTAGCGACCCCCTTCTTCTGCTTCCACATCTCTGAGAAGGAGGTGGGCATGGGAACCAGACCCTCGTCGATCCGATCCTGACGGATGGTTGCATCCAGGATCGCATCTCGTCCTGGTGCTGCACGACGGATGCAGCGTTGGTAGACTCCCTGTAGCTTCCGCAGAGTGGTCTTCTTCTTTGCTTTTTGGTTCTGAGCGGACTTCTTGTTCGTTGACATAGCTCATCATTCCCCTACAATGGGGGGACTCCGTAGATCTCGTTGAACACGAGATCGCAACCTCGGGACGTGGATAGATGCTACTACCCACGTCCCCTCTTCTATCCACAGGAACGTCCTATGGAATGCTGCTTCTTTCCTCTGATGCTGTTTGTTGCAATCTGCAATCTGATCGAGGCTTGCACCGGGACTCAGACGCAGTACGAGGACGACGAGGACTGAGATCAGAACGGAATCCCTTCCCACTTGTCAGCGGGGTTCAGGATCTCTCTCAGCTTACGGACAGCACCGTAGAGACGATCATGTCGCCTCTTCGCTCGATCCATTCGATCCTGTAGTTCAGGAGGTCCATCGTAGACCTCCTCGAATGAATACCCTGCCTCCCATTCATCATCCCAGTATTGCTGACTGGGATCGAAGATAGGAGCGATACTGACGTATCTCTTCCACTCACTGTGAGAAACGTCGTATTCATATTCCCTCTTCTCGATACGTCCTTCTAGGTCGTTGAGGATGTATCGGAAACGATCCTCCATCCCGTACTCGACGATGAGATCTGAGATCGGAACCTCACGACCTCGCAGGGTCATGAGGACGAACACTCGTAGCATTTGAAACCGGTTCATACCATACCTCCGAAGTTGAAACTCACCTCGACCCGACGCTCGGATCGAATCAGATCGATGCGATCTCGAACCTGTTTCAGTTCGAGTTGGAGACGAGTCAACTCATCTCCGGTTGACGTGAACAGGAAGCAACGCAGTCGTCGTTCCTGTTCGAGTAGTTGTTTGTATTCCATGTGATTCCTTTCAGTTGGGATAGAAACGAAACAACCCAGTCGAAGTGACTGGGTTAGAAGGGAAGTTGTCTGTCTCAACGAGAAGCTAAGACACGTTGAGATTCAGAGTCTCGATATCCCTTGTACTTCCAAGGGAATGCTTTCTTCTCTGGACGAGGAAGAGACCCGAGATCGACATCTGAGTATCCCGTTCCAACGTGAACAGCTTGGATGTCCCAACACTCTTCCATGATCTGTCTGGATGCTTTCTGATAGAGGGGAAGGAGACGATCCACATCTCCTCCGAGAGTCTCGATGTTATCCATCACCAGGACGCGATCACGACTCAGCCAGACCCACGACTGAGCGACGATCTTTCCTTCCTTCTCAACTACATAGAACCCTCCTCTCGTTGCGATGAACCCATGTTTCGCACACTCGCTTCCAGCACCCCACGGATGTTGACAGCAGTCGGTGTAGAGACCCAGAACGAGTCCCTTCGGATCTCCCTTCGGAAGTTTACGAAGGGTGTACTTACCCTCCGTCACGTTGACTTCAGGGATGTAATCTCCCTTGATCAGCAGCTTCCACTCCTCCGCGAACTTAGCGAAGGTTGTTGCTTTCTCCAGACTGAGATTGCAGTCGATCGCAATCTCAACGTATCGTAGATCAAGCCCTTGATACTTCCTCGACGCAAGCAGTCGGTTGATCTCCTCTCTACTCTTTCCCGACCACTCAGGGGTCCACAGAGCGAGGATCCTTGCGAACTCTCGATACTTACTTCCGTCAGAGAGGAAGTATTTCATGTTCTTCTCGAAGAAGGGAAGGACTCCTTCCATGCTCTCTGGAAGAGTGAGTTGTCCTGCATCATGGACTTCAACACATTCTGTGAGAGGGTCCTTGAAACAATATGAACTCAGTACATCCTTCACTCGATGCTTGAACACCAAGCAGAGATGATGGATCGGGATCAACATGTCCTCCGAGAGTGTCTTCGGATTCCCTAGTATCTGAAGAACCGTCTTCAGATGTTTTCCTTGAATCCCCTCCTCCGGTTTGAAGGTGCAGTCGTGATTGACTGAAACTCCCAGTCGTCCCCATTGCCTCTTCGCGGATGCTTCCCTGCGGAAGAGTTCACTGAACGGTCTCCGCATCTCCTCCCGGAAGAAGTGATGACGACGATCCCTTTGAATTTCGTGTCGTTCGGAAGCAGGCAGCTTATGCCTATACAACCTGTTTCCGCTCTCATCCCAAACGAGGTTGTGGTTATACGACACTGGACAGGACACTACTTCCGGTAGTGTGTAACGGTCCATCTCCTCTGGAGAGAGGAGAGGGCTTCTTGACGAAACAACTGCTCTCAGGGCAGCGAGATATCCTCTCTCTCCGAACCGTTTCCTCATCTGAAGGACGAACTTCACATCGTCGGTGGAGGCATTGAATTCAATCCTCATACTGTTCAGTCTCTTGAACACTCTCAATCGCTCTTTCACAGAGACCCATCGAGAAGCTGGTGCTCTCCCAAACACCAGCATATAGCTGCGGATGTCTTGAACCGAGCATCCGCACTGCTTCGCTCGTCTCCAGATCCCGAGAGTGAAATCACCTGCATCGAACCCTCTCTTCAGTCCTGTTCGATAGAGGATGACTGCTACCCTGAACGGGAGTTTCTTCTCCCAGATCTCCCGTAGCAGAGCACTGTTGAGACCGCTTCTCTTCGTCCCTTTGTAGTTACCTTTGTTCAGGGTCTCAGTGACGACCCTACCTACTGGATGCCTCAATGCCCGACTCAGATCGAAGCACCAGTCGGTGAACGACACCGGTCGATCTTTCTTCGCCTCCTTGATGTAGTTGCGAACTACGGAGGTCTCTTCCGAACGATTGTACTTACGCATTGTCATCTCCTGCTCTCTATCATGCTTCCGACATGGAAGGTTATGTAGAGAAAGATCCCATCACGGAGTCGAACCGTGCGAGTCAACCGATTTGAATGGGATCCGGTGAACCTATTCTCCTCTTCTCCTGCACGCGAGGTGCGAGCGATCTCGAAGATCTGGAAGAAGATTCAAACAGGACTGCAACTTGATCCTGACGTTCGTTCCTGCTATTGAACACCCTGTCAGCTTCCCACGTCGCATCCTTCCGTAGAATGGAATGCGATCGCGGCTTCCCTCGGGCAGCAGCGAACGATTGGATCTATTCATCGAGGATGTTACGTCATGGACGTAGCCTCGACAGATGATTCACACCCACCCCGACGCATGTAGCTTTCGGTTGAGATGATCAACGAATCATCACCGAGATCGTTCTCACGACCTCGCTCCGTATACGGAGGAACGAATTGTAGGATCGCTCCTGTTGTTCACCACAACTGGAGCACATGAAAAAAGGCAGCGACCTCCGAAGAGATCACTGCCTTGAGTGGTTTCAGGATGTGTAGTTGGTTACTTCATTAACACCGTCTTGTGTTTGAACAGGTCAGGTGTTGCAGCACGCAGCGACTTATCCATCAGTGGAGGAGAGTCGAGTAGCTTCTCGATCTCCTCTCGTGTCTGCTCAAGTCGTTGTCCTCTCTTGCTGGACCCTAGTACATCCTGGTGTGTCTTCAGCAGTTCAAGACACCGAGCTAGATGTCCCGATCCGTAGACACAGAACCATGCAAGCCTCTTGGGATGGATCGTTCCTTCGATCGTTCCCTGAACCAGAGCTTGCAGTGAGCGAAAGGTAGCGGATGTCAACATGTTCTATCTCCTCGTGCTCGTTCGATACATAGAGTTGAATCGAAATGATTCAATTGTCTACTGTCGCTGGAGCACATAAAAAAAGCACTGCGACCCCATAGAGGAATCGCAGTGCTGAGTGAGATACTTAGTTGATCTTGCAACCCTGGAACCGATAGTAGCGGATGTAGCTTTCGTTCCTCGCTACCTTCTGAACAGGCTTCTCACCCAACGGTCCATCGATCCGATAGGAGTTCGCTTGATACTCCTTCCACTTCATCCCACTGCGACGAGCGAACGTTGACGCTTCGTACAGTGAATCGAAGCTGTGGATCGTTCCGTTGAACTTGACCGTGTAGACGTTGTACATTACTCGTACTCCTGATTGTGTCTCGTTCTAACCACCTCGACCCCCTGCTCAACATCGAGCATATAAGGGGTAGGGGTTCAAATGTTAGAGAAGATACACAATAGAAAGTGCGAGGAACCCTCCCTCAATCCGGACCCCTTTTCCCCCAACTTTCTCCTACTATCGAAGTGGTTTATTTGGAAGCAACCGAGAGAAGAGATCGACGTTGGGATGCAGCTTCAAGAAGGGGTTGCACCTCTCGAATCGAACCATACGTCTGCTCGATCAATCCCACATAATGATCCAATTCTTGATGGGATCCTGCTTTCTGGATCGACGACAGACTCAGCACCCAGTCCTCCTGGATCGGTTGTTTGACATCAGGATCTCCCATCAACTTCCCGAGCTTGCCCGCTCCTTGATCGACGATCCATTCATTACCCGGAGTCCGCGATTCTTCTCTCACATCCGGATGATTCCCCCTCGCAGCAACTCCTCCCTGCTCGACCAACCACGAAGGTTCCATCTCCTCCCGATTTCCCATCAATCGCTTCTCATCCCGATTGAACCGCTCCGACCAGATGACCTCCTGCATGCTCTGGATCGTGTCCTCGTACTCAGTTGATCTCCCCCATTCCTCGTTACGGACCCCCCGAAGCAGACGTTGGAGATACATGTACTTCGGACGATACGACTTCGCATCCCCCATCACATCTTCCCCTGAGATCGGATTCGTCTTCGTCTTCTCGGGATTCCACGGAATCTTCCCCTGGTCTCGACTGAAGACCTCCTCATAGAATCCGGGTCCGAATATCGCATTCGTCGCCGCTCGAAACCTTCCCTTGAACTTCATCGACATCGGTCGATGCTCGATCATCAATCCCCCTTCCATCATCTCCCGATCGATCCCTTGTTTCGGAGTGAACGTCTGACGCAGATTCCCTCCCGCAGATGCAGGATCGCGAACCGTGCTCCATTCTCCCATCCGACGCGGATCTCCTCGTCCCTCGTTCACCGACTTATATTGAGCGATGTATCTCCCGGTGATCGAGTCGAACTGAACCGCGTTTGCATATCCGAACACCATCTTGTTCAATTCCGCTACATCGCGGGAGAACCATCCCTCGGGATCATAGGTTTTCGGATAACGTTGCTCCCCTCTACGGAACTTGTAATGACTACCTCGTCCCTGTCGATAATCATCCGGGGTCGGATCGCGATCGGAGACAGCGAATCCCCGCTCCTCCCGATCAAACTTTGCCCACGCGGAACTCGATCCGGGTTTGTAGTCACTGCGATACTTGTCTGAATCAGCAGGAGACAGACCTCCTCGATCTTCATAAGCATGAGTCAGCTTCGCAGCAAAAGCAGGTCCCAGACTCGCAACATAATCCGCGATCGCTGCATTCAGATGAGGATCTCTGAATTCTTTGTTGACGAGGTATTTGATGACGTAGCTGTCAGGAAGGTCACGGAGGGGTTTACCACCTGCTCGGATTCTCTTCGAGTTGGGATCCCGTTCGTTTTCGGGGAAGGTATGGGAGATCCATGCAGGGAGGAGCACACCACCTGGATCTGCGAAGTAGGATCGCTTCTTCGTCTCGTCTCTATCCGACAGGGTGATCGCTCTCCGGTTTCGATTCGTGATCAGTCGCTTCTCATATTCGATTTGAGCAGGACTGCGGGGGTCTTGATTCGGGGAGGCAACATCCATCTTGACGTGTTGTTGATTCGGTTGGGATGGAACTCCAGAAGCGAATACCTCCCTCACAGCAGAATGGAAGATCTGCTCGTCATACTGTCCACGATAGTTGTTGCGGACATAGGTCTGGATGGAAGCAGGATCGGATCGGGTCAGCAATCCCTTCGTCTTCTCCTGGTACAACCAGGTCGTCAACAGGTCAAGTTGTCGTTCGAGGGGGACGAACGAACGGGGAGCAGGAGCGAACTGGGACACAACCTGCGTCAACAGATTCGTGCTGACAGGAGCTTTCAGAACGGTCGAGGAGAATTCATGCCACGCTGAGGATAGCACCTGAGCATACTGAACGTGTCCGATTCCTCCGATCGTGTCCTTCGAGCGAACGAACGATTCATACAGGGATTTGTAGCGAGGAGTCGTTCGGGTGAAACGAAGGAATGCTTCTCGTGTGCTCTCGACGTTTCTCTCGAATGCGATCGAGCGATCCTGAGTCGCAAGTCCTCCCGTTGCAGCGGAGGAGGCAACTCGTCTCCCCGCTGACTCCTGCCACTTCGAGAACTCCTTAAACAATTCATCCCGATCGGATGGAGACAACATGTCAACTCGTCGCATGTCTTGCAGTTTAGCTGCGACATGGGATTTGTTGATACTCTCCAGATGCAATCGCAGTTGTTCTCGATTAGCGAACTTGGTGAAGAATTGTGCGAATAATTCAAACTTTTGATCTTGACCGCTCACGATCGTTCCTTTTAGGATGAGTCTCTTCGATCGCATCCCTCCCCTTCCTCTCCTCCCCTCTGCTCGCATCGGATTTGTTCCCGACATGTCGAAACGAAAGAAAAAGAATCCGAAAGGAAATGCTGGAGGTACGTCGAACGACGCACGCGAATTGAGTTCGTTGCTGAGTTATGGACCCCAGCAATACGGATCCTATTCTGCGGGGTGGACGACCAACAGAACAGAGCAAGTTCGGGTTTTTCGTCATTGGGTCTACGTCGCGATTCATCGAATCGCTTCCGAGATCGCTTGCAAGGTTCCCAACATCTCGTTGTTGAAGTCCGGATCTGAACCCGATAAAACTCCCGGAGAGCGAGTTCTCCGCAGTCTCATCCGTCGAAATAAAGCTCTCACTCCCCTCCTTGCTCATCAGGGGATGAAACCGGTTCGCGACAATCATCCTCTCGTTCGTCTCTTCAACGATCCCAACACTCCCGACATCAGCTTCGATCTCTGGTACGAGACGATCGTCTTCCTGATGCTGACGGGATCTTTTTATTGGTGGATCCCGAAGAATCGCATCACCGGTCTCCCCGAAGCGATCTGGGTCCTCCCGAGTCACTGGACGTGGCCTGTATTCGGGGATGAAGGGAACATCATCGCTTACGAGATTCGTCCCACCGAGGGAGCTTATTATCGCAAGCTGTTCCCCGCTGACGAGATCATCGTTGGGAGATGGAAGAACCCAGCATCGAAGCTGGATGGGAACTCTCCGACGTTCGCGATCTCCGAATGGATCGACACCCAGAACGCGGTCAATCAATCAACGAATAACGCATACCGTAACGGCATCACCCCCACCGTCGCAATCCAGTTCGACGCTTCGATCAACGATCCGACCTCCGAGATGTTGAGTCGAATCGAACGGAAGTTCCTGTCGCGAATGCAGGGAACGGATAACAGCAATCGACCGTTGTTCCTTCCTCCTGGAGTCAAGGTCATCCCCCTCTCGATCCTCCCGAACCAGATGGTGTTCGGAGATACAGCGGAGAGGACGCGAGACAACATCCTCGCTACTTTCGGGGTTCCTGCGATCGTTGCGGGTATCATGCAGGGAATGACGCATGGTTCAATCCTCGCTGCTCAGACGGGATTCTATGCGTTCTGCATCAATCCCATTCTTCGCTTCTTCGGACAACTCCTCACCGAGAAGTTAGCTCGTCTCTACGATCCCAGTCTGAAGGTGTGGTGGGAAGATTATACTCCCATCGATCCGAATCAGAGGAACCAGGACATCAAGACGATGCTGCTCGCGGGTAGTATCACCAGCAACGAAGTTCGCATCTCATTCGGGTATGAACCTCTCGATGATCCGAAGTACGATGATCCGATCATTCCCGCGAACATGCTTCCCAGTTCCGGTGGACCGGGAGGGGATCAGGATCCGGACAGTCGTAACAATCCTGAAAAGATCGATCTCAACGAAGATAACAAACAAGATTAGGATCCTGTAATCTATGTCCGCAGCAACGGGAGCGAAAAGCTCCATCAGTACGAGTGCAGTCGCTCTCACCTCCACTTCCAATCCGATCAGCTACAAGGTCGGGATTCGAGCAGCAAGTGGGAATTCAGGAACAGTCTACGTCGGGTTGTCGAGTTCCGTCACCGCTGGGTCAAGTGATACGACGGATGGATTTCCTCTCGCAGCGGGGGAATACACCGAACTGACCCGAAGTGCTGTTTCTGATACGACGGATGTCTACCTCATCGCGTCGGGAGCAGGACAGAAAGTCTTCTGGGCAGTCGATGTTCTGGATGATATCTCCACTTCTGGATCGGGAGGGGGAGGAGCAGTCACCAACGCAGGAACGTTTGCGGTACAGGCAACCTTGCAAGCGGGTACTGCTCTCGTGGGTCAGGTGATCGCGAGTCAGGAGACCTCGACTCTCTACAATGGATCGACTGCTCTGACTCCGAAGTTCGCTGCAATCGCAGCAGCTACTTCAGGAGATAACACGCTCGTTGCAGCAGTCACCTCGAAGAAGATACGGGTTCTATCTATTTGTCTCGTCGCGGGTGCAGCAGGAAACATCTACTTCACCTCCAACGCAGCAGGAACGGTCATCTTCGGGGGTTCGACCAACAAGATCAATCTCGCGATCAACGGAGGTTTCGTTCTCCCTTATAGTCCGGTGGGGTGGTTCGAGACCTCTTCGGGTCATCTGCTCAACATGAATGCGTCGTCAACAGGTCCCTTCTCGGGTGGTTTAACTTACATCGAGGTTTAGTTTGATGTTACGACAACTATGGGATGATGATGTTGGTGCTCTCTATGCAACCGAATATGTTCTTCTCGCGGGATTGACCGTCTTCGGATTGCTGCCTGGTCTGGTTGCTCTTCGCAACGCAACCAACTCCTCCTTGAAGAAACAGTCGGAGCAGATGGAGCGATGGTCGGGTTGTCAGGAGTCGGATCTACGTCAGGTTCAGATCCAGACCCAATCTCAATCGCAGTCGCAGTCGATTCACCTTCATCTCTCTGTTCCCTCCCAACCTAACTACTTAGAGCAGGCACCCTGAGCAATGGATCGTTTTAATACATTGATCGAAGAACTTCGATCGGATCCTCTGGATCGCGGTTATGTGGAGATGACGAACCTCCAGGTCGTTACCTCCCTCAATACCGCAAACAGAAACGTCTACAAGAAACTGACCTCTCTGCAACTGCTTAGTTGGGCAGCGGAGAACGGACGACTCGACAAACTCGTGGTTGGATCTACCAATCAATCTCTCACCGCTCGTCTGCGGTCGATCTGTCGAGCAGCAGTGCTTCTGATCGAACGCTTCGATGCGGGTCTCGATCTGTCATCCCAGGAACATTCTTCGTTGTTGACGGAGGTGGTGAACGCAGGAGTGTTGTCGCTGGAGGACGCAACCTCGCTCGCAGCACTCGCAACCGAAACGGTGAGTCGAGGAGTGGAGTTGGGATTGAGGGAAGTTGGTATGGGAGATGTGGTTAACGCACGAAAGGTGATCGACGCTAATGGCTAATCAGAAAATTGAATATGCTGCTAGTTCTGTCCTGACTATCACCCTTGCTTCTCTCGCAACGGACAGCAGTTTGCTCACCGGGGTTGAGTCCGATGCAGTAGACAACTCTAGCAATAAATACCTCGACTATCTGATCTCCGGGAAGATCACCACCGGAACCTCTCCGACTACCGCAAAACAGATCGAAGTTCACGTCATCGGGTTGATGGAAGATTCGACCTATCCGGATGTCTTCGATGGAACCGGATCAGCGGAGACGATTTCGTCTGCGGGGACGAAGAATGCGATCTGTCGTACTGTTGCGGTGATTTCGACCGTCAACACCAGCGACAAGACATACTGGTTCGGACCCACTTCCGTCGCAGCTTGTTTCGGGGGTTCGCTTCCGAAGAAGTTCGTTGTCTTCGTGACTCACAACACCGCAGTCAATTTGAATTCAACCAGCGGGAACCACGCGATCTACATCACCCCTGTCTATGTCACCGTGAGCTAGGATCGCAATGGCAGTCTGGATCAAACGTCCTATTCCCTTCCGTCGTCCTTCTTATCCATTTCAACTCAACAAGGACGCAGATCTTGCTCAGGGTCTCATCTTCTGGGTTCCGTGTAATGATACGGGTGGGAAACTCAAGGAGATGATCAACGGGAATGATGGAACCCTCAACGGGGATGCAACTCGGTCTTATGGAGGGACAGGAGATCTGGATTCAGGTCTGTGTTTGACATGTGATGGAGCAGGGGACTACTCTTCCCACGCAGATCATTCAGCGATTAACATAACCACCTATTCAGTATCCGCGTGGGGAATGTTAACCAGTTTCAACAACTGGAGAAATATCCTCTACAAGACATCCGCCCAGTACGGCATGATCTTCAACTCCTCGGGAGCATGGAACGCTCAATTCAACGGAAGTTCCGATCTCGCAGGAGGGACGATCGTGACGAACACCTGGTATCAACTGGGTTACTCGTTGGAGTCGAGCGGGGGAACAGCAGTCACCTATCAAAATGGAACTGCTATCTCTTCCGGAGCACGGACGAACTCAACCGCTGCGGGTGCTCTGACCATCGGAACTGATCTCGGAAACACCCGTTGGTGGAATGGAGGGATCGCGGATGTCCGTATCTACAATCGAGTTCTAAATGCAACGGAGTATGCATCTCTCTACGATCCTCGTACTCGCTGGGACATCTACTGGGTTCCATCTTCCAAACTCTACTCCTTTCCTTACGTCTCCTCCGCTTCTCAATACATCAGTCGAACTCTGCTCGGGGTCGGATAATAAATGAACATCGTCGATTTTCTCGCTCTCCGCACTCAGAAGTTCGGGGAGCATCTGCGTTCCAAGGGGGTCGATCTTCCCGATCGTTTCCTTCTTCGCAACCTCGTTCGTCCTCTCGGGGCAAACACCCTCGCTCTCGATGCGGATGTCGCGGACAACAAACCTCTCATCAACGAGGGGGAGATGTCTGCTACCTTCTGCATCACCACCGCACGACAGGATCGCTATGGGGATGTCGTCCTCCCGAAAGGTTGTCTGAAACACATCGAGAATTACCGACGTAATCCTCGCGTCTTCTTCTCCCATAAATCCACTGAGCTTCCCATCGGGGATGCACGCAAGGGGAAGGATGGACCTCTCGCTCTGGAGATCCAGGACAACTGCATCAAGTCAACCTGTTACTTTCATGGGATGACTGCGGAGAGCGAACTCGTCTTCAAGCTCGTGAAGATGGGTTGTCTCGAAGCATCCTCGATCGGATTCCTTCCCGTCATCGCTGCGTTGATCAAGGACATCGACGACGAGGATCTCGATGATCGCAATGGACTCGGGGAAGATCTCATCTACTTCGGTTCCAACAAAGCGAAGATCTTCCCCTCGCTTCGTTTCCATGAATGGGATCTGACGGAGTGGTCGATCGTCCCGACTCCCGCGAATCCCGATGCGATCGCGATGCACCTGAGTCGCGGTCATGTCGAGGGACAGGTCCTCACTCCCTCCCTGCGTAAATCACTAGAACCCTTTGCTGCACCCCTCCCGATCTGGAGTCCGGGTGTCCTCTTCGAGAAAATGGTAGAACCCGTCGTGGAAAAAGATACGAACCTTTTAGTTGACTCCGTCGAAGCTGCTGTCCCTGAAAAGGTAGTTGAAACGGAAGTCGAGAAGTTCGCGGATGTCCCGGAGAAGAATCCGACTCCCGAACCGGATCTCGGACAGAAACCCGGAGTCGATCCCTACGAGAACTGGAGTCATGGAGCGAAGTTCCTCGACTCGACCTCGAAGCTGTTCGAGGGAGTTCACAAGTTCATGGGGGATGAGTGCGGTCTGCTCGATCAACCCAAGATCAAACGCTACGCAACGAAGCAGATGGATCGGTTGCAGAAGTCGATCTACAACCTCAAGAAGCTCGGAGCGAAACTCTATCCCGACAAGTTCGAGGATCCGGGGGACAGTCCCGTTCGCGAGAAGTCGCTCGACGAGGTCGAAGTCAAGAAAGATGTGGTCGCGGTTCCCGTTGTCGAAGAGAAGGTAGCTGCTCCGACTCCCGTCGAATCAATCAACTGGGATCTGATCTTGAAAGAGATTGCAACTCTACAACTGAACCAAGCAAAGATTTCCGAGAAATTTTACGAAATCACTGGAATTGAATCTTGACATGATTCGGGGAGAATGATCAGATAAGAACCTCGGATACCTCTCCTCCTCTTCTTTCTTATCCCGGTAGATCGCTTCTCCCTTCGTCCTCCCCTCTTCCTTTCCCTCCTGTTCGAGTCCTATCATTTCTTACCTCCCTTCTCCTGTTCCCTCCTGCTCTAACTGCATCTACTGGGATAAGAGGGACGAGAATCTTGGATTCTGTAAACGCAGGGTCCATCTCGTCTCTCCTGCTCAAATCACACCTATCGGTCCTCTCGGACGTTTCGTGGTCATGCCTGCATCAGAGTGGTGCGGGGATCATCAACTGAACCACGATTCCTCTCCTGTTCGCGACCTTCTCTTCTCTCTTCCTCTTCTCCCTTCGGAAAAACAGAACTCTTCAAATGGAAACGCAGACGCTTCCCAACTCGACCAACCCCACTCCGATCACGGAGCAGATCTTGACTCAACTGAAGAGTCTCAACGATCGACAGGTCGCAAACGAAAAAAGCCTCGACGAGATCAAGACTCGTCGGAATGAGACTCCGTTCGTCCGCAAGGGCGAAAACATCATGAACTCGCGAGGGTTCCAGTTCAGTCGCGTCATCGGGGTTTGCAACCACAAACTCGACAAGTCGAACGCGAAGGTCGAACTCGAACTCTGCGAACGTCTCCAGAAGGAGTACGTCGAACGCGGGATGTATCAGAAGCACGATGCGAACAACATCGTCGTTCCCTTCTCGACGGAGCTAATGGCTCTGGGGGATCCGTCGATGGAGAAGCTGTCGCAAGAAGTCAGCGAGATCGTCAAGGCAGGTGCGGTCGGTGGGGATCGCGATGAGTTGATCGCTACCATCCAGAAAGCATACGGTTTCGGTCGCACGAAGTCGCTGTCGTGGATGGAAGAAGCTGGACTCGGTGCGTTGGTGGGACCTCCGGTTTTCGGGGAACCGATCGAACTGCTTCGTAATCAGGAAGTCTTCCTCAAGGCAGGTGCTCGTGTCATTCCGTTCCCTCCGAGCGGTCGCGTCACTTACCCGCGTATGACGGGTGCTACCTCCGCTTACTGGGTCGGTAGCGGGGTTAACGATCGTACTCTCACCGCGTCGGAACCGACGACGGGTGATGTGGTCATGAACGTGAAGAAGCTCGCGGTTCTCGTCAAGATCCCGAACGAACTCTTCCGTTTCCCGACCGTCTCCGTCGAACAGATCATCCGAGCAGACATGATGCGGTCTGCTGCGTTGAAGATGGATAAGGCATTCCTCGAAGGAACCGGTAGTGCGTTTGAACCGAAGGGTTTGATCAACTACGCGGGGATCAACGCTTACACCGCAAGCACTGTTGGTGCGAACGGTAACACCTTTGAACCGGAAGACATCCATCGGGTCATCGGTACGATCGAGGAACAGAACGTCGAGTTCAAGACCTGGGTCGGTCGTCCTCTCTTCTACGCAGGTCTCGCGAATCGTCGTGCGGATGCGGTGAGTGCGGGTGACAAGAAGGGTATGTTCCTGTTCAACGCTCTGCGTGATCAGGGGAACAACAACGGGGGTGCTCTCAACAACTCGACCGGGAAACTGGAAGGGTATGATTTCCTCAAGACGAATCAGGTCAGCAAGACTCGCACGAAGGGGTCTGCTTCGGATCTGACCTACCTCCTGGGTGGGAACTTCGATCAGGTTCTCGTCGCTCTCTCAGGGGTGATGGAGTTCGCAGTGACCGCTCTCGGTGACACTCCCTTCACCGCTGATCAGTCGTGGATTCGCTGCATTACCTGGTGCGATCTCGGTGTTCGCCATGAGGAGGCTTTTGCGTTGATCGACCAACTTATCGTCAACTAAGCAGGTAGTTAATAGGGGATGGAGTTAATCTCTTCATCCCCTGCCTCTCTTCCCTTCTCCATCTATTCTCCTCTCCTCTCGATCTCTTCCCTTCCAGGAAAACATAAGCTCTCATGATTCCTTTCGTTCCTGATTTCACTACCGGCTACGACTTCAAGTTCTGCTATTCAGGCACCATCAGTTCGGACACCGACACCGATGGGACCGCGATTGATGCTCAGACGTATGAAGGTCCGGTTCACCTCGTCGCTCTCGTCGGTAACTCCGGGGATGCGAGCACGGTTGTCACCA